TCTTTGATTCCAGCGCCTCAGCCGCGTCTTCTTCGACCATATTGAGCGGGCGAAGGGGCTGATCCAGTCCATAAATCGGGTTGAGGTTCTCGGCGATGCGGGCCTCGTTGCGGGTGAGCCAGCCGTTTTGGATGCCGCTTTGGTAGTAAGCCGAGCGGCTGGCCGCGTCACCGCGCATCAGGTTGGCGAAGTCAAACTCGATTTCAAGCTCATCGCCGTCCAGCATCAGGTCCGCTTCGATCGAAGCCTCCCAGCGCTCGGCCCAGGGCGTCATGGTGTGCATGACGAACTCCAGGCTCTGCTGCTCAATGTTCGAGAATGTCGCCCGATCCAGGTCCGCGATCATGTGTGGCGGCACCCGAAACAGGCGAGCGATGTCCGTGATCTGAAACTTGCGCAGCTCCAGGAACTGGGCGTCCTTGTTGGTCACGCCCACCTCGTGGAACTTCATGCCGTTTTCCAGCACCAGAACCTTGCCCCTGTTCGCTCCGGATTGGGCGGCCTGGTAGGACTCCCTGAACACTCGCTTGGCCTCGGCATCCTTGAAGTTGCCCGGAAACTCGATCCAGCCCCCTGTGGGTTTGGCATCGTTGTTAAAGAACCGGGCGCCATAGTCCTGCGCGGCCAGCGCCATGCCCAGGCTCTCACGAGAAAGTTCGATGGGACTCAGACCCAGCAAGCCGTCCGAGGACAGACCCCTCAGGTGCCAGACCTCGCCACGCGGCAGGACCAGCTCGTGACCCGTCTGGTTCTGAATCCGGTAGCGGTAGTCACCTTCAGCGAGCAGCTCCATGCGCACCCGGTCCGGATGGATAGGGATCAGCTCGGTGATCTCGCCTCGGCCGTTAGCCAGGATCTGACAGAAGGCGTTGCCCCGCAGGGCCAGGTGCCCCTGCAGCATCTCGCGCCACTCGAACGGGTTCTGGTACCGGTTGGGCTTCTTGCCCAACAAGCGGTAAAGCCAGTGGTCCGTCACCCGGTCCTTGCCGCCGTCTGCTCGAGCGCGGTAGACCACCAGTGGCAGCGAGGCCATAGTCTCAGACAGGATGCGCACGCAAGCATAGACCGCTGCCAGTCGCATGGCCGAATCGGCCGAGACGCGCATGCCCGAGACACTGCGCACCGATACAGGCTCAAAAAAGAAATCGCCCCATGGGGAGCGATCACTTGCGGAAGCTTTGAATCGGTCAAAGAGGTTGAAGATTCCCATCGGTAGTGGGCGGATTCAAGCACGAAGTGCAACACGGTTTAACGAGGCATGAAACACCTCGTGGGGTGTCTTGAATCCGAGCCGCTTCCTGGGCCGGTGATTCAATCTGTTTTCGATCATAGTCAACTCCTCATCGGTGACAGTTTCCATGGGCCGCTTCTTGGGAATGTATTGCCGCAGCAAACCATTGAAGTTCTCGTTGCTGCCGCGCTGCCAGCTGCAATACGGATCGGCAAAGTAGGTCTGGATGCCAAGAGCCTGATCGATGGCCTGGTGATCGGCAAACTCCTTGCCGTTGTCCACCGTCAAGGTCTTCACCCGTGAGCTCAGGGGCTTGAGCTTGGCTTCAATGGCCCGGCCCACCAAATCAGCCGTCTTGTTGGACACCTTGGCCAGCACAGCAAAGCCACTCTTGCGTTCTACCAGTGTCACGATGGCTTGTTTGTGCGCCGCGCCAATGACGGTATCACCCTCCCAGTGGCCCACTTGCTTTCGATCTTCAATGTGGCTTGGTCTCTCGCTGATCGGGCGGCGATTGGGGATCTGGCCACGCCTGTCACGCCCGCACAGGTGGCGTTTGCGCTGCGGCTTTTGGCTGCGCAGGTGCCTGTGTAAATCACCACCGGCGGCCTTGTTCGCATATACATGCAAATAGACGCTCTCATGGCTGACCGCCAGCTTGCCTGCAATCTGCTCGGGGCTCAATTGAATGCCCAGGTAGAAATCCACATCGGACCAGACTTTGGAATCTACACGGCGGGCATTACGGCTTCGCTGTGCTCGCTCAGAAGCCTTGGCGCAGGCTTGTTCAGCGCGATACCCACGCTGGCCACGCCCACGGCTGAGTTCGCGGCTGATGGTGCTGCGGCTCCTGCCCAGAGATCGGGCAATCTCGCTGAGGGTCTGTTGGGCTTTCAAGAGGCTGTGAATTTGGTATCGTTCTTCTCGGCTGAGGTGCTTGTACATCTGGCAACTTGGACTTGGCGGTTTGAGTGGCCATGATGCCTTGACATCCTCAGCCACCCATCACCGGGTTCATCTTTGTTGCACCTCGTACTTGAATCCGCCGTGTCAGAAAACGCACCTGCCGTCTCGTTAGAGCAGCATCAGCTCGTAGTCGGATCCCAGCACCACCGAGTCCCCCGGTTTGATCGCCCGTGAAAGGGCCATGATCAGTGCCACGATGCCGTCGATCTTGTTTTCTGCTCGCTCCTTGCGCGGGTAAATGTTGTCTTTGACGTCCGTGTGGGCCACCACGTTGCTGGCCATCCAGGCCAATACCGGGTCGCCGTCATGGGCGAGCTTCTTTTGCAGGACCAAGGCTTCAAGCGTCTTCATCGGCTCGCTGAAATTGAGCACTGTGGGACGCACCTCGATCATGGGCAGGCCCTCGGACAGCATCCGGGTGGACAACTGTGTGGCCTGAAACGGATCGAAGGCCACGGCTTCCACGGAAAACCGGGTTGCGATGTCCAGCAGATCGGCTTCGATCCAGCTGAAATCGATCACGTTGCCCGGCGTCACCGAGAGGCGTCCTGTATGGGCCCAGCCCTCGTATTGGCTGTTGCCCGCCGCCTGGACTGTGTCCTCAGGCAGGTAGTACTTGCCAAACACCGCGTATGCGTCAGGTGTGTCGGGGTGCTCGAACACCATGACGAGCGCCGCAATGTCCGTCTTGCTGGCCAGGTCCAGGCCCACCCAGCAAGGCTGGCCCAGGAACTGATCGAGCTCGAGATCGGGGTTGGCACTGGCATCCCAGGAGCGCATGTCCATCCAGGCCGTGTCTGCACTCACCCATTCGTTGAGGTGCTTGGTCTTGAAGTTGTTGACCGCACTGGGCAACTGCATGGCCTTGGCCTGCAGGGGCACCAGGATCTCCTCTCGCACCGAGATGCCCCAGTTGGGGTTGGCCTTGATGAGGGAGTCCTTGGCAGTCCAGTCGTCGCCTTCATCGAGGCCGTAAATGATCCCGAATTGAGAGTCGTCCTCGAACACTCGGTTGAGCAGCTTGGTGACAAAGCTCCTGACCTCGTAACAAATTCCTGAGCGGTTGCTGCCAGCCGTGGTGATCACCCACAGCAGTGAGTTGTCCCGCTTGCCGGTGCCGGTCTCCACCACGTCATAGACCGTTCGGGTCTTGTGGGCGTGCAGCTCGTCAATGCATCCGAAGTGGATGTTCAGGCCGTCCAGCGTCGAGCCCTCAGCCGAGAGCGCTTCGAACTTGGAGCCCGTCTGCAGCACATGCATGTTGTGCGCCCCGACGTTCACCGCGAACCGGTTCCTAAATCCCGGACTCAGGCGTGCCATGGTCTGGGCATCGCCAAAGACGATGCGGGCCTGATCGCGGGTGGTGGCCAGCGAGTACACCTCGGCACCGCCCTCGCGGTCGGCCGCCAGCATGTACAGACCCACCGCCGATGACAGGGTGGACTTGGCATTGCCCCGTGGCACCTCGATGTAGGACCGCCTGAAACGGCGCTTGCCGTCCGATTTGACCCATCCGAATACCGTGGACAGGATGAACACCTGCCAAGACTCCAGAACAATCATCTGACTGGCCAGTGGTCCTTTGACGTGGGGCAGGCGCTCAATGAAAGCGCACAGGTTGTCTGCGGGTCGGTAGGGCCTGCCGTACCGGTCAAGCAGCTCGGGGTTGAACTGGTAGATGCTGCTCTTGCGTTTGAAGCGGATCAGGTCATCGAGTTGGCGTTTACAGGCCTTTTGAACCCACTCGCAGGTCAGGATCTCACCTGATACGACGCGCTGTGCATATTGTTTGGCGCTCGCGGCGTATGTGCTCATCTGTTCTACCCAACAATGTCCTCCCAGAGATCGAGCTCTTCGCCCGGTCGCTCGTTTGGCATGGAAATGCGCGAGCGAGACGCTGGAGTGAACCCCATCTCGATCGCAGCCTTGGTCATGATCTGTGCCTGCTTGTTGGCAATGGCCAGGTACGGCGACTGCATGGGCACGCCGCTGTGGGGCGCCTTCACCAAGAGCCCCGTTTTGCCGATGCCTGCCTGGGCCTGTCGGTACAGGTCTGCCGCGCAGGCCCAGATTTCCAAAACAGACATGTCCAGCTTGCGAATCAGGGTGGGCGGCGCACATTCAAGCGCGTAGCGCCAGGCAGCCTTGGCACCCTCAGGCATGTAGTCCGGAGGCTCGACCAGCAAGCCCTCTGGAGTGGGCTCGTGGTAGTTGGTCCGGCATGGCTGCAAGGTCCCCTTGATCTGCTTGACTTGAGTCGGCAGTGGCTTGCGTCCGCCCATAAATCACCCGCTTGGTTTGATGTTCATTTGATGCACGGCCT